GGTGCAATGTTGCAACTGGCGTTAGCGTATCTATTCAACAGATAGTGCATTATTTGTGTAGTTGCTTTGATTATCAGGGTCAGATAATATGGGAGGAAAGCAAACCCACAGGACAACCGTTAAGATCAATGGATACAAGCAGGTTTAATTCAATCTTTAATTTAAAGCCTAATGACTTTTTTGTAGACCTTAAAAAATTATGTAGTTATTTCGTTGATAACAAAGAAGAGATTTTAAATAAAAGCAAAATAGAAAAATACAAATGAAAGTATTACTGGCAGTACCATCATATAATAGGCCTTACGATATAGAAAAACGTACAAGCTTTTGGTTGAAGAAACTAGAGGGTATAGATTGGAGGGTATTTGTAGAACCTAAAGAAATGATCTACTATAGTCAAACAATACCTGAAAGCAATATAGTTGAAACACATAACCAGAATAATTTAATGGGTCAGATAGTAGACATTTATAATTACGCTTTGAATAATGGTTATGATATTGTAATGAAGTCTGATGACGATATGATGTTTAAGGAAAAGGGAGTTAAGAAAAATGAAGTACACAAAACAATAGAAAAGCATTTGCCGATAATTATAGAACAGTTTAAAAAAGATAGCAAGCTAGGTAGTGTGAACATATCTAAGCCTATGCCTTATTTGTATAATAAAAAGTATGTTTTCAAAAATAGCATGAAGCCAATTTATGGTAACTGGATAACTAGAACGGAAATACTAGCAAGTCTGGATAAATCATTAATACTATTTGATGACTTATATTTATCAATTGAGACAAAACTAAAAGGGTACGACATTAACGTATATTATGGCTGCTATGAAGATGCGATTGGAGAAAAAAATGAAGGAGGTTTGCAAAGCTTAGACAGGAAAAGCATAAGTGTAGATTCATATAAAATAGCAAAAAAAATATATCCAAAGATCAAAGAGTGGAGTAACAGTAAGAGCAAAAATTTCGATATAGATGTAACCGAATATTTGAAATAAATTAATAATATATTAAAATATTTTGTACCTTTATAGAAACCTAAAAAATTAAAAAAATGAATGTAGAAATTAAAACTAGAAAAGATTACGATTTTTTTGAATGTTCGTCAGCTTTACAAAAATCAATAAGAAGAGGAAATGAATTAGATGTACTATTTTTCGGTGGAGAATTGTACTGCTCAGGATATGGCGGTTACCTATGGAAAAGACTAATGATAATAGCTTCAGAAGATATTGGGTTAGCTGACAACATGATACCTGTGCAAATAAATGCCCTTTATAATAATTGGCAAGTGATCAAAAACAAATCATACGATGAAGGAATAATACCAACCACTCATGCGTTAATGATTTTAGCGAGATCGAAAAAGTCAAGAATTGTCGACAATGCAAAAATGTTTGCAATGAAAAACAATTACAATCCTGACGTTCCAGATTACGCCCTAGATGTACATACAAGGAGGGGAAAAATGAAGGGAAGGAGCTACGATTTTTTCATTGATACAGCGTCAAAAATAGAAAACGAAAAAGAACTAGAAACCCCCCACGTTACCGAATTTTATAAAGACTTTTTCTGTAAATACTTAAAAGACTACCAAAACAAAACCGTTACAGCAACAGGATACGACAAAAGAAACGTTGTACATAAAACGCCTAAAGAAATGGATAAATGGAAAAAGGAAGCAGCGCAAACGTCTATAAATTTTGCTAACTTTCCTTCCAAAAAGTAACAAATGTTTAAATAAATGAGTATAGGCAACAATAAGAATGTAACAATACGTCTTAGTAAAAAGGAAATAAAAACGCTTATTAGATGGATTGGAGTAGCGGAATACTCAGCCTATACAAAAGAGGATAAAGAAACGCTTAAAAGCCTTTTAAATGAGTTACAGGCGTTAAAATACAAATAGGGGGTAAGCTTACAAAACAAACATATAAAAAAAGGGATGAACACGAAAAAGGTAAAAGAACAATGTATTGAGGTTTACGATAATGCGTTAGGTAATGTATCTTTGACATGCAAAAAGCTTAAAATAAGTAGGTATACTTTTTATGAGTGGAAGAAGAAGGATGAAGAGTTTTGTAAAAAGATCAATGAAATAGATGAAAGTCACATTGATTTTGCAGAAACGGTATTGAAGAAGAAAATAAAAGATGGCAGTACCCCTGAATTAATATTCTATTTAAAAACTAAAGGAAAGTCAAGAGGTTACGTAGAGCAAAACAATTTAGACTTAACGACAAACGGTGAAAAACTAACTAGGATAGAAGTTGAAATCATTAAGAATAAAGGGGACTAGGGTTTTTGAAGAAACCTATAATTCAACCAGTAGAATAGTAGTAAATCAAGGCGGCACAAGAAGTAGTAAGACTTATTCTGTCTGCCAAGTAATGATTTGTAAAGCCCTACAAACCACAGGTAAGGTGTTCACTATTTGCAGGAAAACAGGCCCATCGTTAAAAGCTACAGTATACAGAGACTTTTTTGAAATAATAGAAGGGTTAGGAATGTATAGTAGGGAAAATCACTTTGTAAGTAAAGGGATATATGTTTTAAATGGAAATGAGTTTGAGTTTGTTAGTGTAGATGAACCAATGAAGATTAGAGGTAGGAAAAGAAACTACCTAATGATGAATGAAGCCAATGAGTTTACAACGGAGGACTGGCAGCAGCTAATATTGAGAACAACAGAGCAGGCGTATTTAGACTATAACCCTTCAGATCAGTTTCATTGGATATATGACAGGGTTTTGACTAGGGATGACTGTTATTTTATAAAGTCTACATATTTAGACAATCCTTTTCTTTCAGCCGAAACAATTAAGGAGATAGAAAGGTTGAAGGATATAGACGAAAATTACTGGAAAATATACGGATTAGGTGAGGTAGGATTAGTAGAAGGCCTTATATATCCAAAGTTTAATTTAGTAGACAGCTTTCCTGAATGTAAGTGGGTAGTTAGGGGTATGGATTTTGGTTATACAAACGACCCTACAGTGATCATAAAAATAGGCTATAGTCAAGGCGAGCTATACTATGAAGAGGAAGTACATAGGACACATTTAACAAATCAGGATATAATAGAAGTATTAAAAGAAAAGGAGGTAAGTAGAACAGACGTTATCTATGCAGACTCAGCCGAACCTAAGTCTATAGAAGAAATTTATAGAGGTGGCTTCAATATAAAGCCATGCAGGAAGGGAGCTGACAGTATTAAACAGGGTATAGACGTTGTAAAAAGATACCCTATGAACATAACTAAAAACAGTACAAATTTAATTAAGGAGCTAAGGTCGTATAAATGGCAAACAGACAAAGAAGGAAAAAACATTAATAAGCCAGTAGGGTTTAATGATCATTGCTGTGATGCTTTCAGGTATGGCGTATCAATGAAGTTAGGAACTCCTAAAAAAAGAATTAGAATCACGTCATTTTAATTATTATATTTGTATAATTAAAAAATTATATTATGGCAAATAAGAAAGAAGCACCAAAAAAAGCAAAGAAAGTAAAGGGTAGGGAGGATATATTTTCAGAAATTCACAAAGAGTTAATAGAATTATCAGAAAAATGTAAAACCTTAGCAGCTACGCAAGTAGGCGGAACAGCCCAAAGATTAAACAAAACAAGCATAGATGTAGCAAGGTTGGCAAAATTGTTTGTATGACTTATAAAGTAAATTTTTCTCAGGAATTTCTAGTGGAAGCTTCAGACAAAAAAGAAGCCATACAGAAAGCTAGGGAAATTTTTAAAAGGGATATAAACATAGGACACTATAGATCACAGCAGTTTGAACCAGTAGCATATATATTAAGATGAAAGTAACGTTTGATGGTAAGATTTTTAACATGCCTATAAACTGGCATGAAGTAACCCTGAGTCAGATTATTGAAAGTGATAAGATAGTTAAGGATATGCCAGAAAAGTTATATCAAGAAACCTTTGAAGGTAAGGAAGTAGAATATACTGACGATGAAAAAATAGATAATTGGAAATTCTACAGGAAGTGGGTGGGATATTGGGTTCAATTACCAGACAATTATGAGTTAAAGATAGACGATTTGAAATGGCTTTACCAGTCGTTAGTATACTTAATGGGTTCAGCAAATGAAGAGGATATATTAATACAGAAAACAATAACGTTTAATAATGTTGAGTATGGCCTTCCAGAAGCGGAAAAGCTGCTTAATGGACAAGTAAAGGAAATGGCAAACAGCACGTATGCAGAGTTTATAGAGTGCGCCCAATTGACAACAAAGATCAATCAATTGAAAAGTGGAGACTTAACCGCTTTGCCTATGTTGACAGCTATATTATATAGACCTATTGTAGAGACTGGTTTTTGGTTTTGGAAAAAGAGGAAGGTAAGTAAGTACAAAGAGCATGAAGTAGAAAAAAGGATGCAGGAATTTAATAGCCTACCAATGAGTGAAGTTTGGAGTGCATATTTTTTTTTAGCCGAGCATCTGAAGGAGTATCTAAATGGTTTGCAGACCTCTTTAAAGGGTCAGGTAAGGGAAGTAGATACGGTTGGTATATAATGACTAAGAACATAGCTAAAACAGGAGTATTTGGCTATAAAATAAATGAAGTAGAGCAGTCTCCTTTGTATGATGTGTTTTACTTTGCAATGGCCGAAAGAGTAGAAATGGAAATGCAAAATGAGCGTACTAGTAGCAACACCCGTAAGTGATCAAACAGAATACTGTTTGGATATATTTATAAGACAGCTACGTTCATTTGGATACACTAACTACGACAGTTACCTAGTCGATTATTCTAAAGACCCTTTATATATTGAGTACCTGTGGAACTTAGGCTTAGATGCTGAAAGAGTATTGCCAGAAGGAAGTATTGCCGAGTACCTTTGCGAATGTTACAATGCAATAAGGAATAAAGTTTTGTATGATGGTTATGAGTGGCTATTTTTATTAGATAGTAATGTGTTTGTGCCTTTAAACATTATAAGTTATTTGGTTAAGCAAAGAAACCATGTACATACTTTTGCGTATTATATAAACGATGAAGCCGCAAAGTGTTTGCAGTTTGAAAGCGAAAACAAAGACGAGTTGATTGGAGACTATTATAAACCAATTTCGGAGTGTAGGTTAGGGATGGATTTTGATGTGTATTCAGTAGGGTTAGGGTGTACTTTCATACATAGAAACGTCTTAGAGCAAGTAGATTTTAGGACTAACGGTAAGGTAGGCTGTGATTATTATTTTTATCAAGATATAAAAGGGTCAAACGTTAGGTCGGTTATAGATACAAACATCATACCTGCTCATTATAGAAGTGAGTCGTTTGTTACGGATTTAAGAGTTTATCAATGATAGAAAAGATAAGAGATTTAGTAAGGAGATATGGAAACGATTACGAATTAGGAAAACGAGTAAGACAGTTAATTTATGGCGAACAATGTAAAACAAATAGTAGACGAACTGAACACGATAGCGACAGCGTTTAGTAGTGTAAACACTTTTCATTTTGGTCTGTTAAGCGATATAAATACAGACGTAAATAAAAGCTACCCAATGGTACAGGTAGATTCAAGCCTGAGT